TCTTGGAATTCGCTTTAACGTATTTGTTCCAGGCACTTAGTTTACGCTTTGGTTTTCTATGCCTGATTGCTGGCATCAGACTGGGGCCAGTGTCAAAACCTAAACTGGTGCCGCACTCTGGGCAATACTTCATGGGCATTACTGCACCTCTTTTCCTTCCAGGACAACTGTCATAGATCCAGTAGGACCTACAGCCACCATTTTCATCCCTGTATTGGGCGGTATCGTATAGTATAGATTGGGGAATTGGGGCCCGATCCCTGCGTTAATGATAATAAATTTGCTAACGTGGAGGGCTTCTTCATTGCCCTGAAGAGACCAGGACAACACATCACCCACAGAACAGTCACTATAATCGAAGGATACGTTTGTTACAACACTATAGAACCTATTTGGAGAGATAAAGTCCAGTAATGTTGTTCCTCCTGCCGTTAAAAATTCTTGACCGCTCCAGGCAAACATATGATCACCAAAGAAGTTAAGGCTCGGCCCCGTCGACAGTGTCATTTGTAACGCTTACCCACAAAAGTAAGTGTACTCAACATGGCGGCCTGATTATCTGTAGATTCACAAGTTGCCACTATTTTAGTATAAGGGGGAATAATAACCTTTTGAGTAGCAAAGGCCCCATAACCCGTACCCTCTACAACTCGCATGATAGATATAGTCACTCCATTAAATTTTATTTGAACTGCGCTAGTTTCGTCATTTTGTGGGCTATCTGGGGCTGTAGGTTGGTTATACTGAAATTCCCCAATAATCAAATGACCAGGTGAAACAGCATCCATTATAGTCTGTTCACTTGTAGAAGCGGGAAAAGTTCCACTATATGCGAATACAAAGTCACCAACATAATTTAAATCTAAACCTGTGCCGACTACAACATTACTGCTGCTATACGGAATGCCTTCAGGCATTGTTAAATTTATTCAAACTGGATCGTGCAACTAGCGTCAATCGTGGCCGCCGTTGTGACAGCAATTTGGATATCCAAAGTATTTCCAGAAGTTACACCCAGGGCGGTCTTTTCCTGTACAACACAGTTTGCGACTCCAGTTCCACCACTTGCGGCCTGTGCAATCGCAGGTCCCATGAACGTAGCATCGCCCTCTTGAAGCGCCGTACCCGTCATCTTAAATCCTGAACATAGATCTGCACCAGTTCCGACGGTGCTAACACCCATTGTTATAGAACTTATTTGAGATACTCCAGTAGGCACAACCAGGGAAAGCCCCGAACTGGCAAATTGTGAAGTCATCGATTGAAAACTCGTTGTAGCCGATAAACCGGCTGATGTTCTTGTTACTACTATGCTCATATTTTTACACTCCGAAAGGGTCCATCATTGGGCTAGCTCTGACCTTTATGGGCCCGAGACTTGCTAATACAGGTGATCCCCTTGAAAATGAACGTACTGCAGCCTTAGCCAGGAATGCCCCAACCAAAACTTTCGTTATGGATTGCTTATTTGACTTGGCTGACTTTGAAATGGTAGTCAAACCTGTATTAAGATCACCTGCCAAAAAGGATTTCATTGCTGAACCTGCATTTGTTTGTTCTAAAAGAGCTAAAGCAGCCCCAGTTTCTATTACGTTTAAAGAAAATTGGCGAGAAGTTTTTCTTCTGGCTCGGGTGCGTCTTCGTACCATGCCCCTCTTAGGGGAATTACCTATTTAACTTATTGGTAATAAGCGTTGATGCTCTCTTTGGAGTACCCATAATGCAATCAACCCGCATTCTTCGCACTTTTCCGCCTTGGGGAGGTTCTGTTTACGGCATTTTGGGTCATCACAATCCCAATAATTACGGTATTCATCGAAAGCTGCTAAAGGTTGGTAGGCAGTTAGCGCCATATTTACAACGTGTGACCGTGTGCCATTATTCTTCTCCAGGTATCTATCTATCAAATCAGAAAGTTTGCGGTCCATACTGATAGATACAGGAATAACTCCGCGTCTCTTTCTACCCATTATTCATTCCTTAGTAAACTAATAACTTTAGAAATTAATATCGCTTCTTTTTCAATTTCTTGAAGTCCTTGTTTTCCTATACAATTTTCCCGCATAAATCCATCCTTGTCTATTATCTCCATATATGTTTTTTTGCAGTAGATACAATTCTCAGTCTCATTAAAGTTGTGTCTGTCCATTTTATCTCTCCATCATTTACCACTACAAACAACTATATAATATTATACTTATATTTAGAATGTATAACAAACACTATATAATAATATAATAACTAGAGTACTACATACCTATATTATATATATAATAGTAAAAAATACTACTTTAACCCTAGTTTAGCCCTGTTTTGGGGCTGTTTTACCCCTACTTCGGGGCTATTCTGGCCCTTTATGAGCCCTTCTAGGCCGCTTCTTTTCATTAACATGTCTGCAACGAACCCCATGATAGGGCTCTCTTTAGTTATTGCGTTAATTGTACTTTGGCCTGTAGATTCATCCATTTTTTTAGATGCTGCACCCAGGGAACCAAAAAAAGAAGATTGGAAAGTCTCAAGCATTCCGTGAGTTCGTTCTTCAATCTCGTCAACAATCGGTTCAAGGATTATTAACAGATCCTCATCACTCTCGGATGATTTCGCCCACTCAACCCATTTATCTTTACTCAGTTTGGCAATGTAATGACTTATTCCAAAATAGAATAATGACCAGGCGATAAAGTACCCCAATAGTTCTAATGCTGAAATAACCAACTATCGGCCTTTTGGAATTGGAACACAAACCCACTTACCTTGGGCCGTTTTTGTGGCATAAGTTCCAGGGCCGCAACTTGGTTTAATCTCATAAGTCACGCCTTCCCTTCCAGGTCTGGCCCTTTCAGTATCTTGAGCCAATTTCAACAATGTAATTATAGCGCCTAAATTCATACTTTGTCCCAATTCCGTTTTGTTACAAAGCTAGGTTTTGGACATCCGTCACCTTTCATAGCTGCTATATAAACAGGTATCAACGCCCCTATATTTTTTTCAGTAATATCAACTAAATCAGTTTCCCAACGTTTGCATCTGGATAATGGCCCTATCTTACTCCCATCTTCCAGGATGATATATTCGGGTGTTGTTGGTCCAATCAATTTTAATGCTTGTCCTACACCTGAGAATTTGAACAAACCACTACCAATCCAATCTATAGCAGTTACACCTGCCTCTTTTAATTCTTCTTCTAATTCATCCTTGAAAACATAAGCTGCGGCAGCTAATCCAATCGCAAGAATTGAAGGTAGCCCCGTACTAATCAGTGGTGGTAATGTTTTATCCAGGAGACTATCACGTTCACGCTTGTAATACCTGTGCAAAGCGTCTCCTTGCGCCTTTGTCAGCTTCTTGAATGTTTCACCATCTGGCATCAATTCCAGCATTAGCGCCTCTTCTTCTTCCCTGCAGGGGTTTTCCTGAACGCTACTGCCATTTTCTTAAGATTTAGTTTACCGTTACGATATCGGAAACGTGGCTTCTTGGAATTCGCTTTAACGTATTTGTTCCAGGCACTTAGTTTACGCTTTGGTTTTCTATGCCTGATTGCTGGCATCAGACTGGGGCCAGTGTCAAAACCTAAACTGGTGCCGCACTCTGGGCAATACTTCATGGGCATTACTG